AACGGGCTAAACCTGTTGTTTGCGCGGCTTTAAGCCAAATCCAAATTTTGCCCGCGCCCGGGTCAACGCCTCCATATGTAACTTGTGTTGGCTCATCAACTGAGTTTATCTTGATAGATGCATCCGCATCCGAAACGTCAAATTCGGGCTTTGCTGTAAACCAAACTTTGGTAACGTCTGTAAGGTCAAACGGGTTGCCCTCTTTATCGGTTAGCTCAACCGTAAAAGAGATATCATCCCCCTCAACAAAGTTCCCCTCGGTAATATCGTATTCCGCGGTCATTTCTAATCATCCTCGCAAACGGTTACCGAAACGTCCAAATCATCTTCATAAATAACCGAGATATTCAAAGCATCCTCATCAACCGTAACCGCAATTTCTAAATCCGGGTCAATTACAACCTCCGCGGTGCAAACCTCCAACGGAACAATTTTGAAGTATGGAGGGGTAATGTAACCGCGTGTTACTAGGCTCACTAGATTCATTACGGTTCCCTCACAAAAGTATAGGTTTCAAGAATGATACCGTTATACGTTGCGGTTATCGTGTAAGTCTCAAGTAGGCCGGTTGTCCCTCCCGCGGGGCTTGTTGCTTTTGCGGCTTCCGCGTTAGCTTTCGTGTCATAAATCCTCAACCGCGCGGAGATAGCTTGACCGCTTCCGCTCGGGTCGGGCACAACCATATCAATCAAGCTGTTTTCGTGTAGCAAGCCCAATGCCCGCTTTAGCATCAAGTAAAGGTTGTCAAACGAATCAATGGTTACATCATAATCCCCGACCCAATGTTGACCATTGTTGTTGCTAGAGTAATAAACCTCCGCGCGCCAGAAACCAAGCGCATCTGGAGTAAACGCAAATTTGTATTCACCTAAAGAATCAATCTCCGAAATGCTAAACGGAAACCCTATTTGTTGCTCCGCTTCCTTGTAAATGAAAACGTTGAAATCCCCCGAGGAAAGCCCGGAGATTTTCGTTGACCCGTTGAGTCCCCAAATTGAGAACTGGTCAACCGCTTCCGTATTGATAGCAACTTGCCGCATTACAATCCGATTACTTCCTTAGCAACTTGAATTCCTTGCAAACGCCTCCCGCGCAAAAGCTTAGGGTCGAAATTGAGGGAGCCCCCGCCCAACTTATGCTTTGGGATAAACAAGCGGATTTTGACCTTGCGTTTACCCTCCGCTTTTTCGTGGCCAACATCAACCAAAGCGTTGACCATTTCCGCAAGCTCAACATCCCGCAAATAGATTTCGCTTGACATTAAATCAACGATGCGGAGCCCAACGGTAAGAGCGGTTATCTTTGTTCCCGCCCAATTATCCCGCGGGTCTTTTTTCCCGGTTACCGCGGGTCCGGTCAACACAACGTCTATTTCATCGCAACCGGCTTTGATTGCAGACTTGAGCGGGGTTACACAACGGTAACCTCCATCAATCCACAAATCATCATTGATGCGAATACCGAGCAAGAATGGTTCAAAGCCGGATGATGCGGCAACCCATTTCCAAAGCTCTTTGGTTTCCTCAGTTGCTTCCCAATAATTGCCCGCGCCATACGAGCAACAACCAATCCGCACGATGCGCCCCGATGCTTGCGCCCGCTCATCCTTTACATGCTTCTTAATCAATTCTTGTAATGCTTTCGAGTTATAAAACGCATCCCGTGAAATCAACCCCGCAAGCTTGCCAAAGAACCAACGCTTATAAATAGCTTTGTCTCCCTTGATACCCAACCAAATATCATCAAGTGCGGCAACCGCTTTATCAAACTCACCTAACGGGAATTGCGAAATCATACCAGCTTGCAAAGCCCCAACGGAAACGCCAGAAACAAAGTCATACTCATAACCGTTTTCTGCTAACACAGTAAGAACGCCTTGCGTGAAAGCTCCCTTGCTACCTCCGCCGCTCATTACTAATCCGCGCATTTCTAATACTCCGATGCGTTATACCTAAACAGCATAACGGTTGCGCTTACCTCAACATCATTTGTCGGTTGCGCGTTCTTAATGACATTCATTGTCATTGTCCAATTTTGAGAAATCCATTCAACCAAGTAAGCATCAATCTCAAACATCCCCCTTACACTTGTCATCAAAACAGGTTTAATCAAATACATTGAAGGCGCCGCAAAATCAGCTAACATGCATTTGGTATGTGTCGTTGTATCATCCCCCTCAACGAAACGACTAACAACACCGGACTCTTTGTTTACCTTCCAATCTCCCATACTACTAGGAAGCGGAACCGCTTTGCTAAAGTCGATATCGTGCGTTCCGTTTGGGTTACCCTCTGAATCGTATGAAGGGAGGATGTAATGCAGCCCAGGGTAAACTTCATAAAGAACGCTATTCCCTTGATTGCTTTCATTAACGACAACCGAGGTTGCGGGGAAATTCAAACAAACAGAAAACTCATCATCGCAACTGAAATCTTCAATCGGGCGCCAATTGATTTCTCCATCGTGTAAATAAACGGGCTCCGCAAATTGAACTGTAATAGGCTCGGTTTTAGGGAACGTTTCGCTTGCCGGAATCTTTACCTTGATTCGCGTTCCTCCCCCTCGGACAATAGAGGGAGTAATTTGGTCCCCCGCCCCTGTATACCAAGTGTAAGTGCGAGGGGGCGCGGGACTCGGAGCAACAATTTGCTTGTTGTCTTGCTTGTCCGTTCTGAGGTTTTTTATGTCAACGCTAACGGGCATTTTATCACGATTGCTTTACACCTTGCACGCTTGCTTGGAAGTAATCCCCCGCGGAGCTTAAATCATCCTGAATTGTGATTGTAACGTTATCATCCGTTCCCGCCTTCAAAACAATCCCCCCGCCCAAACTGATAAAACAACTAATCGTATCCTTACTTGATATATCTAAGTTGAACCCTCCCGGGGTTGCACTGTGTAAGAAATCCTCATTTTGATTTACAAGTAATAAATCACCTTCATTCCCGTTTGACTTAACGCTTAACTTAACGCCATTTGTTAGAGTGTTTATCGCTCCGAAATCATCCGCACCAAATACCAAAGAGTTTGACACGATTACTAGCACAACCGCATTAAGGGCAATATCATCATCTGCATCCGCAACGTATGTAAAAGGAACCGCGGTTGTTGAACCGTCAACCAACAAGCTCGGGCTTCCCCCGGTTTCTTTCAAACGCTCAGAAACCCACAACCCCGCATCCGAAACCCCAACCGGCAACGCAATTGGATTCCCAAACGAATCATAAAGGGTTGCTTGAATAGCATTCCCCTCATTCATTCTCAAATACTGAAAAGATGAATCAGCCTTTTGTGCGATTTTTGCAACCGAGGCTTGAACCCAATCCGTTCCATCCTCTATCGCTTTCAAGGCGTAAGCGGTCCCGCCTTGCAAGGTATGGAGAAATGATGCTAACGAAAGGTTCATACCGCTATTGTCCTAGTGCGGCTTGTTTCAAAAACACCGCTATAAGAAATCGCATCCGTAACAGTTGCAATCACGGATTGCGGGCTTCCTGTATCCCAAACTTTCCATTCCATTTGACTTACAACAACTCCGCTCCAAGTGATATTAAGCTCAACTATCTTTTCCGCCTTTGTTCCGTCCGTATACCAAATGATAGCCGTTGGGAAAATCGTTCCCGTTACCTCCCTGTAAGCTCCGCTTGCAAAACCCTCCGCGGGTCCATTGTCGATAAAGTGGATTAGTTGCCTTAACGTTTTGTGCGCTTCCTCGGTTAAAGCTCCCGTTCCCGCAATCAACTCTGTAAGTGTTTTAGGGGTAGGGTTTGATACATCCTTAAACGACATATCATCCCCGTTGCGAAACACCGCAACGTTTTCATCCCGGTAAGTTTCATCTTGGAGATAAATCCCCGCCGCTTCAATTGCATCCTCGTTAGGGTTAATAGGCACCGGGTCCCCGAAAGGCCCATCTTGGTTATCCTGCCCCCCTTGGGAAGCGGACTCCCGCTTGATGAGTTGAACCCTATCTTGCCCGATGCCCATTAACCCTACCTAGCCTTACGCGGCTTTCCGATAGAGGTATTGCGGGTTGACCTCTAAGTCGGTTGCGTTCACAGCGCAACCAACTAAGACAACGTGGTTACCGGCCGAAACCGAGCCCGCGCCTTGAACCAATCCGCCCGAGTCCCCAACAAAGTAACGGTCCCCCGCGGAAGCGGCGGAAATAACCCCAACCGCAACACCGCGCCGCACACAAGTTCCGGTCCCGCTAGCAGAGATTCCCCCGCTTTCCTCAACAACCGCCATACAATCAACCCGGGAGCTATCCGAGGCTTGACACTTGCGGTATTGATTGTTGACCGTCCCAACCTCGATTGGGTCGCCTTGCGCAAGGGCTTCTTGCGCGGTCAACTCATCCTCCAACCTATCCGCGGGTTGGGCCGGATGGGAGTGAAGGGTTGTAGACCCGCCCCCGGTAAGCTCATTGAGGTTTGCCGCGGTAACGTTTGCCGATACCGCAACCCCGTTGATTTCAAACAAGCTCGGGAGCCCCTTGACCCGCGCGCCCGTTGCGGTCTTTTCGAGGGTCGTTCCGTTGATTTGGAACTGCAACGCCGCGGGGGGACCGGACCCGTCAAACTCAAGACAGGGATTCGTTGCCGCAAGGTCAACGGAAATGGTCCCGCCCGAAATGTCGATACCATCCCCCTCAACAAGCGGGATATCGGAGAACTGCGTAAACGCAAGGGAGTCCGTATCAATGACATCGGAGCCCTCATCTGTGGTGCAGAACCAAAGGGTATTCCCGTAAGTGGTTCCTTGGTCAACGGGAACCAACGAACCGGATGCACCGTCCCCGGTGTCAAAGTCCGCGGGTCGGGTCCAAGCTCCCGTGTGAACCTCCCAAATACCGTTTTCGGATGCGGGAGTTTGCGCGGTCAAAAGGATGCGGTCCCCATCAGACCAAGATGTAACCCCGTCAATGTTTGTCGGGAGTCCCCCCGTTGATGGGACGTGCGTATCCGCATCATCAAGGGCTTTCACTTGCCCCTTGGGATGGAGCCCCGCGGCAACGGTGTCAACGTATTCCTTGGAAGCGGCGCCGGTCGCACTAGGAACCGCGGGCAAGCCGGTAACCTCATTACCGCCCATAACGATATCGCCTCCGAGGGTAAGCCCTCCGAATTCAGCGGTATCGGTCGTTGCCATTTCCTCGGGTCCGGGGTCGCCAGCAAAAAGCGGTTTCCGTAATGCCATTTTTCCTTACTCCTTTCGAGTCAATCCGTTGCGGGCTTCCCCCGCGTTAACCAAGTGGTTTTCCTGTTTCGGGGTCAATCATAGTGATTGCCCCGCTTTCATCATCGTAAGTTGCGTTTTGAAAGTCGATTCCGTATTCATCGTTGAGGGAAAGCATAAATTTGCGGGCTTCCGACTTCCAATCCTTTGCCTCCCTATCATGCAAGGAAGCATCCGCACGCAAAGCCCTTACGGTCAATGCCATTTCCATTTCAAACTTTTGCGCTTTCAACTCGGTTAATTGCTTTTTGAGTTGTGCGTTTTGCATACGCCCGTAAAGCATTTCAACCCGGTATAAGTGCTCCGGTTTGAGAACCAACTTTGATTCCTGTTTCAGAACGGCAATTGACTTGCGTTCCTCGGATTCTGATTCGGGAACGGGCGGGGGCTCCGGTTGGCTTTCCGGTTGCTCCGGCGCCGCTTCCTCGGGCTCAACCTCAACGCTTGAACCGGGATTTACTTGAATGGTTTTCTTTACGGGTTTTTGTCGCTTGCTCATATTCCGTTCCTTATGCCGCTAACAGTTTGGTCATACCGATTTCAATGTTTAAGAAAAACACGTTATCGGCAATTGCTTGTCCAACGTTTTGCTTGTAACCCGGGCGCGGATAGTCCCCAACCTCCCCGAGTAAATCCACAAAGTAAAAATCATTCGGGACTAACCCCGAGTATAAGTCAAATACCATACCGTGCCTTTGAACCACGCAATCAAGGGTTCCGGTCTTTTCGATTATCATTCCGAACGCTGGCATTTTTGCTCTATCTGTCGGGTCGCATTTCCTAACCACTAAAGCACCGTCAATCATTCCATCGTAGATAAAAACCAAATCTCCAACTTGCTCCGAGGATGAACACTTAGCATCAAAGTATTTCCTCACATAATGAAGTGTGTTTGATTGTCTCATTCATCAACGCTAGTCTTTATGCCATTGCCTCAACAACCGACCGGCAATGACCGTGCAACGGGGGCATCGGTATACCGGCTTGTGCTAGATTGTCGGATTGTTCTGTTAAACTCCCCGTTCCCGCGATAGCCCTAACAGCTTCCGCGTTTGCTGGCCAAGGATGAGCGTTCTTAAACGCCTCGGGGGAATCCGCTTCCGCAACCGCTTCTAGGTGTTTCATACCTTGAGCAACCGTGAAAACGCGCCCGTTCATTTCTTGGCAAATTTCGGTTGTCCTTTCGTCCATTACCGCGGAGAAAACGTAACGCTCAATTCCCGCATCGTGCATTGATGCAACGCCCGAGTAAACGCGCGCCCGTTGCGCAACGTTTGAAACAACGATTTGGTTATACTGGTCAATACGACCGGCAAACCGGGCGGGAACTGTTGATTCGTAAGTTGATGGTCCCCCGGTCCTAGCAAACTCTTTTTTCAACGCGCTATCAAGTTGCTTTGCCGCATCCTTTGGCGCAAGCCCTGTTTCAACTCCGGCTTGATAACCAACCTCCGCAATCCGCTCCGATAAATGCGTTGAATAAAAATCACCAATCCAATAAGGCCCATTTTCCGATAGAGCCCCAACAACCTCAGTATCAATTTTGTTCATTACAAAATCTGTCTTATTGACTTTGCTTGCGGCTTTTTTAGCCGTTCTATAAAACGAATCTGTCAACGCCTTAAAGCGCTTCATTTCCTTTGCGGTCATTACCTTTGAAAGCTCGGAGGTAAGAACCGCTAAAGCCGCTGTTAGACCGGCCGCACTTGTCTTAGCCCCCGACATTTTCTTGACCGCTTTTTTGCGCGCGGCGTTTGACTTCTTTTCCCAAGAATCTCCCATTACCTTATCCATTGCGCGCACAAGGTCTTTAAGCACCGCTTCCGTGCCTTTCGCCTTTTCCGCGCGTTCAAGGATTTCGATAAAGGAAAGCATCAACTGAGCCCCCGCCCCCAACTATGCACCAAATCATCAACCCAATCCGCACCGCTCCGCTCAACGGTTTGGGATGCGCTCCCATCCGGGGGAATTTGTGCGTTCTGAGCTTGCGCAAATTGAATGGTAAAGGGAACGTCCAAATCAATGCCCTCGGGCATCGGTCCTAAGTCCCCCTCAAAGATATCTTGCATAAGGGTATCCGCGCGGCGCGGGGTCATACCTCCGCTTTTTTCCGCCGCTTGCATAGCCTTATAAAGAATCTCGTTATCGGTGATATTAGGCGTTCTGCTTTTGAAGATGAACCAACGGTAACCCTCATCAAGCATCAACCGATTCATCTTGTTATCAACGGGCTCCCGCTCGGGAGCAAACACTTGCTCATCCCCAACGCGCACGCTTTCCCGTGCGGTTGCTCGGGTATAGTCTTGCGCCCGCCCAACAAGCAAGGGGGGCAAACGGAAAGCTTGCCTTACCTTGTCTTGATTGTTGCCATCATACTTTTGATACAACTCATCCGAAACTTGCGCGTTTCGTAATTCCTTAACCTTGATTTTTGCCGCGGTAACTTGACCCGCAAACCTTTCATCCTCACTTGACTCCGCTTCAATGATGATGATTTTTGCAAAGTTGGGGTCCGATGAAACTTGACTTTCAATCAACTCGGTTAAGCGGGCAACGGTCGCATCGGTAAAGTTGCCGTTCTCAACCATCAAAAACATGCTTGGAACGTGGTTATTACTGAGGGTAAAAAAGTTGACTTCCTCAGAACGCCTTGACCCGATGATTGAAACATACCGGCCGATATACCGAGGAATCCCATAAACGGAACGCGCCGAGTAAATCTTAAAATGGATTATCTCGGTTGCTTCCCTGTCAATTGGAATACTTCCCGCTGTGACAACCTCCCCGGTCGTTTTGTCAATCGTGCGCGGGTCGCCAAATTCCTTGAACCAAACTTTCGGGGCTCCGGTTGAATCGACTTGCACGAAACGCCTAAAGCGTTTGCGCTTGTCGATTTGTTCAATCGCATACCCCTTATCCGGTCGAATCACTGAAACTTGGTAAGGCGTAACCGTATCATCAAGTTTACTCAATCGCATCAAATACGATTGAACGTGATTTATCTCAACAAGCTTTTTCTCGCTTGTCCGCACAACTTCAAAGTAACCGTTTCCGGTTAGCTCCAAATCGCGCCGCATCCGTTTCCGGGTTTCGGTAAAAGATGGGTCAACGCAAACAGTATCAAGCCAACCCTCAAGTTGGATAGATTCCAACTCAATAGCGGCTTGATTCTTTTCCTTTTCTTCCTCACGGATTTTGCGCGGTCGGTAAGTATGACCGAAACCGGCAACGTTGTTGACCATTGCGTCAACACATTCCCGCAAGATATTTGATTCTTCCTCTAGGACAACCAACCCCAATAAATCGAACGGGGGGCTAATCAATTGTTCGTGGGAATAAACATCCGTTTGCGGGTTGATGTTGCTCGTTTTACCATCCGCATCCCGTTGGATAACATTAGTGCGCCCCCGAGCATCAACACCATTAGGCTTGTCTTTTTTCTTTGCGGGAGCTTGCCGCTTTACTTGAATGACCTTGACGGTCATTTTCCGCTTTTCAATGCTCCCATCCTCCGCTTTAACCTCCGCTTCAAAAGGCGTTGAGGTAGTAACGGAGTTTCCATTTTCGATTACTGTTGTTTTATCATCGGGCATAGTATCAACCAACCTATCCCCCTCCCGGTCAACTAGGGGCTAACCGGGAGGGGGCTTGTTGTTGTTTTCGTGAGTTACCGCGGGCGCCCCTCTAAGCGGTCCCGCGGCTTACTCATACGCAACCCAATGAATGACCTCGGTTGCGGCGTTGACATCCGCATCCGCCCCGATGGTAAACCCGCGGGAAGGGTCCGCACCGTCATCAAGCTCCAATTGCTCAACCAAGGTGATACCATCCGAGGTAATGTAACTGAACACAGGGGGAGCCCCTTGAACCATCTTGAGCCCAGAATCAGCGGGCATCGTGTCGTTGTGTTCAAGGGTAACCAACTCATCAACGTTGATGAGTTGAACCTTGCGCGGGGTAAACTCGGGAATGCTCACCTTGATAAGCGCCCCCGTTCCCGTAACCTTGCCGGTCTTCATTCTGGAACCTACGTTGCTTCCCATTTCAATGCCTCCATCTGTTTCCGCCCGCGGATAGGACTCCAACCTTTTTGCGGGCTCGTTTACGTTTCCGGCGCCTTAAAGCCGTTCTGATAGCAATGTCCATTGCATCAAGTAAGTCTTTCAATTTAGCGTTAGGAAAATTCAATAACTGTTCTTCAAACTCCCCGCCTTTTTCTGATTTATGATGGAAAATTTCCCCGCGTTCATAGCGCACCGCTAGTTGTTGCCCGCGGGTCAACTTATCCTTTTCTGTATAAATAGGGATAGCGGGAATATGCGCCGTTTTTTCTTTCCCGCGTAAAGACTTAACCTTTGATTTCTGAAAAGCGTTTGCCTCGATTCCAACCGCAACGCCCCCTTGACCGGAAATTTTTTCCCATTCAAAGAGGATTTGCGCATCCTGTTTATCGAGTGATAAACGCTCGGTATAGTAACGCAACAAATAGATGTTGAGCGTTGCTCTATTAACACCGATTGTAGCGGTTGCAAATTTAGCGTGTTGCTCATCTTCCCCGATTGCTAAGTCAACACCAATAAACTTGACTAAGTTGTCGGGCAATTCTTCATAGTGTCTAAAGAACCTTTCATCAAAATATGTCCCCTGAATACCCGCGGGGTTTTGCATCATCTGGGAATTGAAAAAGACCCTTCCCATTGACTCCCGTAATTGATGCAAGAATTCGGTTGTGAAAATATCCGGGAGGTTGCTTTCGTCCGTTTCTGGATTCAACGCGGGGATGATTTGAACGCTACCTTTGAAACGCGGGTCATTCTTCATCAAGTGGTTATACAAATCATCGGGATGGTAGCGAGTCCCCGAAACGTGAAACTCGG